ATATTCATCTTCTTATGTTCTTTTTGAAAAACATTTAAGCAGAGCGGTAAAAAAACACAAAACAAAGCCGTGGTCTGATGTGCCGGATTACAGATCTGAAGTAAAGATTTTATTTTCTACCAGCGATGCTGTTTCTTTTTTAGAAAGAATAAACAAACAAAAAGGAACTATCGCTTTTGATTATGAAAGTAATTGTATTAAACCAGAATATCCGAAAGCCAGAATTTATAGTTGTTCTGTATGCTGGAATGGAGAGGAAACTGTTGCGTTTCCGTGGTCTTATGAAACAAAAAAGAGCATGAAAAAAGTATTGACAAATCCAGACATAAAGAAAATAGCCGCTAATATGAAATTTGAAGATCGCTGGAGTCGGTTTACTGGAATTAAAATAAAGGGATGGTTGTGGGATACGATGCTGGCGGCTCATATGCTGGACAATCGTCCGGGTGCCGCTGGATTAAAGTATCAGTCATACGTTCAATTAGGTCTTGGAGATTATAATTCTCATCTGGATGATTTTTTATCTACTAAAGATTGGAAACATTATAACCGGATAGAGGAAGTAGATCGAGAAGAATTATTGTTATATAACGGAATAGATAGTTTAGTAACTTATAAAATAGCGCAAATTCAAATGAAAAGATCAGGAAAGGAACCTTATGATGGACAATTTCGATGTACAAACAATTAAATCAGAGGCTCTTAATTCGACTAGGGTTCTTTCTAAAGAACCGGAGGAGAATAAAAAAGAAATTAGGATTGGGTCGTTATTGGTTTTTTGTAAAAAGGTATTATTTTTAATAAAAGAAATTGAAAAATTACAGGCAAAACTTAAAAAAAAGAAAACAGTGAAAAAGTATGATAATTAAATAGAAACACGGCAGGGCATGGCGGGGCGAGGCTTGGCAGGGCGCAGCGGGGCATGGTTGGGCAAGGCACGGTGCGGCGAGACAAGGCAAGGCAAGGTTGTTTTTAAGAGTATGAAGATAAAACTATACTGATGCTTCTTTTTTATTTTTTATATGAAAAAATTAAGATATGGGTATAAAACCAGTAAATAATCAGGCGTATCAACTGCTTCATGATGGAACAATTGCTTTATCAAAAGTAGAGTCCAATGGAATCCGTGTAGATTTAGATTATCTGGAAAAAACAACAGAAAATGTTTCGATAGAAATAAAAGAAAGAACAGAAAAAATCAAATCCAGTAAAATAGGAAAACTATGGAAAAAGATATACAGACATAAAACAAAATTTGGATCTAGAGAACAACTAGGAACAATCTTATTCAAAGAAATGAAAATTCCTAATCCGTATCGAACGGCTTCTGGAAATCGGTATAAAGCCGATGAATCGGTTTTAGAAAAAATAGACCATCCGTTTGTTCAGGAATATCTTCATTTAGAAAAACTTAAAAAAATAAAAAGTACTTATCTAAAAGGTATTTTTAGAGAATCTATAAATGGGTTTATTCATCCTGTATTTAATTTAGGCATAGCCGCTACATTTAGGAGTTCTTGCGATTCTCCTAATTTCCAGAATATTCCAATCCGCATTCCCTGGATAGCGGAGTTAATCCGAAAATGTTTTATTCCTAGAAAAGGAAATCAATTGGTAGAAATAGATTACGGGAGAATTGAAGTTTGCGGATCAACCTGCTATCACAAAGATCCGAATATGATTAAATATATTACAGATCCTTCCAGAGATATGCACAGAGACGCCGCTCAGGAATGTTTTATTTTATCAAAAGATAAAGTAAATAAGGACATTCGGTATTGCGGAAAGAATAATTTTGTTTTTCCACAATTTTATGGAGATTACTATATTGATTGCGCTAAGAATTTATGGGGGAATATAAGTCGATTGAATTTGACATTACCTAATGGAAAATCTTTATATGAACATCTAAAGAAAAAAGGAATTAATAGACTAGGCGAGTGCAATCCAGATAAAAAACCATTGCCGGGGACGTTTGAAAAACATATCCAGGAAGTAGAATACAAATTCTGGAATCAGACATTTAAGACTTATAATCAGTGGAAAAAATTATGGTGGGAATCGTATCTGGAAACAGGCGGTTTTTATATGCTCACTGGATTTTATGTGGAGGGAATATATAAAAGAAATCAAGTAATTAACTATCCAATACAGGGAATTTCTTTTCATTTTTTATTATGGTCTTTAATCCGACTGCAAAAACTTCTAAGAAAATATAAAATGAAAACGATAATTATAGGGCAGATTCATGATAGTATTATAGCAGATGTATATAAAGGAGAATTAAAAGATTATTTGCATATGTCAAAAAAAGTAATGACAGAAGATATAAGAAAACATTGGAAGTGGATCAACGTTCCACTAGAGATTGAAGCGGAAGTTTGTGATATAGACCAATCATGGAATGAAAAAAAGAAATATAAGGAAGTAATATGAAAAGTCCAATTACATGGTATGGCGGTAAATATTATTCATTAAAGATATTATTAAAGTATATACCGAATCATACTACCTATGTTGAAGTATTTGGAGGTGCCGCGTCTTTATTATTTGCAAAGAATCCTTCAAAAGTTGAAGTGTACAATGATTCTCTTTCTGGTTTAGTTAATTTATTTAGAGTTTTGAGGGATAAGGAAAAGTTTGATAAATTTTATGAACAAATAAATCTTATTCCTTATTCTAGAGAAGAATTTATATATGCAAGAAAAAACAGAGATCCAGAAGATGAAATAGAAAGAACCGTAAACTGGTTTGTGCTTATTCGTCAAAGTTTCAGCGGAAATATGAAAACATGGGGATATTCTATAAACGCCGCAAATCGGTTATTTAATGAACGAATTTCTAAGTATTTAAATACAGTAAAAAATCTTCCACAAGCACATCGACGTTTGTTTTTAGTGCAGATGGAAAATCTTGATTATAGAGAAATTATTCCAAAGTACGACATGGAAGATACATTTTTCTATTTAGATCCTCCCTATGTTTTATCTACTAGAAAAGATAAAAACTATGAACATGAAATGTCAGATGAAGATCATAAAGAACTAATTTCAATTTTATTAAAAATAAAAGGAAAAGTTATGCTAAGTGGGTATGATAATACTATATACAGAGAACTTGAAGATAATGGATGGACTAAAATCCAATATGATATTCAATGTTGTGCGCCAAATTCAAAAGATACAACGGGCACAAGAGAAAGACGAATTGAGTCTGTGTGGATGAACTATAAACATATATTTCAATTTGGACATAAATAATGAAAGAACTTTATAAAATTTACAGACCTAAAAAATTAAAAGATGTGATAGGACAGGAATCAGCCGTATCTTCTCTATCTAAGATGATAGAAAAAGATACTATTCCACATGCTATTTTACTCACCGGACCTAGCGGTTGTGGAAAAACAACATTGGCTAGGATTTTATCTAAAAAAGTAGATTGTGGAAAAATGGATTTAATAGAAAATAATTGTGCTGACTTTAAGGGAATTGACACAATACGAGAAATACGTTCTGCTATGGTATCTTCTCCAATTAGTGGAAAAAGTCGCGTGTGGATTATAGATGAATGCCATAAATTAACAAATGACGCTCAAAATGCTTTTTTGAAACTTTTAGAAGATACGCCTTCTCATGTTTATTTTATTCTTTGTACTACAGAACCGAATAGACTTATAAAAACAATAAGAAATCGGTGTACAGAGATTTCTGTAAAATCTTTATCTGATAAAGAAATAGAGAAACTTATATCTGGTGTTTGTAAAAAAGAAAAAATAAAATTATCTGAAGAAGTAATTGATAAAATAATCAATGTATCAGAGGGGAGTGCTAGAAAAACACTAGTTGTTTTACATCAAATTAGAGACATTAAAAGTAAAGAAGAACAATTAAATGCAATTTCTTCTTCTATTTCTGAAAATCAGGGAATTACTATCGCTAGACTTCTTTTCAATACAAAAACAAAATGGAAAGAAATAGCAAATGTGTTAAAAACTATAGAAAACGATGATGCAGAATCTATTCGATGGTTGATTTTAGGATATGCTAAGTCGGTTTTATTAAATGGAGGTAATTTATCCGCAAGAGCATATCAAGTGATACGAGTTTTTCAGGATAATTGGTATGATTGTAAGTCTGCGGGTCTAATTGCTGGATGTTATGAAATAATTTCCGGCCAATAGAGTGATAATAAGAATAGAGGGATAAATTATGGGAAATCAGTTTTTAGATATTGATATATTAAATCTGGATAAAGAGTGGATAAAACAGCCAAAACTTTATTTTAAGTGGGCTAAAAAGTTAGCCAAACTTAAAAAAGCGTTAGAAGCGGCAAAAGTAGAATCTGACCTTATTCGGGCTGATTTGGACAAAGATATCAGAATAAATCCTAATAAACATAATATTCCAGAAAGTGTGAAAATAACAGAAGCCGTTGTTAATAGCGCAATTTTACAATCTAATGAGTATAAGGTATCCCAAGAAAAAGTAATAAATCTGAAATATCAAGTAGATGTGTGTACTTCAGCCGTGACGGCTGTTGTACAAAGAAAAGAAGCGTTAGAAAATGAGGTTAGGTTGCATGGACAGTCCTATTTCTCCACTCCAAAAGTAAAAGAAGCGGGAAAAGAAGTAGTGGACTCCATCTTAGAAAAAAATAGGAAAGAAAGAAGAAAGAAAGGCAAAAAAAATGGTTGAGTTCCTTGCTGTATTTGTAATATTTCCTTTATGGATTTATATTATTGCAAGATTGATTACTTTTGCTGTGTATAAATCAAAACGAGAAAATGAAAACAAAAACAAGAACCTCTAGAAGACGTTCTTTTAGAGTAATTGTTTATCCATTTTTAACAGAACAGGAGTACCTTTATGTCAAAGAAAGCGCAAAAACGTAAACAAAGAATGAGCACTGCCGCCGCCACTAGGAAACGTATGGAGAAAGTTAAAAGGGGGAATGAGCCTCAAACTTTTAAAGTTCCTAATGGGATGGAGTTATTCCAGTTAAAAAATGAGAAATCTGTCAGGATTGATATTATTCCTTTTATTGCTGGGAAGGGGAATCCAATGGCAGATGAAGGAATGCCTTACTGGGAAAGAACTTTCTGGGTGCATAGGAATATAGGGCCTAATAACAAGTGGTTTATTTGCCCTGCTCGGACAGTCGGGAGTGAGTGTCCAATTTGTGAATATGTTTCTAAATTGCAAAGAGATCCAGAATCCGATCAAGAGATTATTGATAGTCTTCTCCCGTCAAAAAGACAACTGTTTAATGTCCAAGATAATGAAGATCCTGGAAAAGTGAGACTTTGGGATATTTCTCATTTTTATTTTGGAAAACAACTGGATGCAGCACTGGATAATGCGTATGAAGATGATGATGACAATATGGATAATTTTGCAGATCCAGAAGGCGGTGCCTCATTAAAACTGGGAATTGAAACAAACTCTTTTGGTGGAAAAACTTCTTATAAGGTTTCTGACATTACATTCAAACCAAGAAAAGAAGATTTGGATGAAGAACTGGTTGAGAAAGCAGTTTGTCTGGATGATATTCTGATTATTCCTACGGCTGAAGAAATTAAAGCGGCAATGAGAGGAATAGAGGATATGTCTTCAGAAGATGAAGAAGAAACAAAGAAGCCGGTTAGTAAAAGAAAACCTGCTAAGAGTAAAAAGAAAGAAGAAGCGGAGGAAGATGAAAATGATGAAATTGATGTAGAAGATTCTGAAGATGATGATGAAGATGACAGCGATGATGATGACGATGATGAAGATGACAGCGATGATGATGAAAATGACAGCGATGATAATGAAGACGATGACGACAGCGATGAAGATAACGATGATGAAGATGACGATGAAGATGACGATGAAGACGATGAAGACGATGACGACGATGAAGATGACGATGATGAGGATGACGATGATGAAGATGATGAAGATGACGATGATGAAGACGTAAAACCAAAGTCAAGGAAAAAGAAAAAATAGGCCTTCATGTGAGTGGGGAGTCCCTCCTTTCATTAAAAAAAAACAACATAGTACGAATGGTTCGTACTTAAAACTCCCCACTCATTTCTTATTTTAAGGGTATTAAATCATGGAAGCCGAAAAAATCAAAAAAGAACTTATGAAAAAAACACCTATTCATAAATTAACAGAACAGGATTTTTTAAGTACTGGAAGTACATTATTAAATCTATGCTGTACAGGCAATCCATTTCATGGTTTTGCGAAAGGAGGGTATTATTTATTTGCTGGAGATTCTGCCAGCGGAAAAACATTTGCTTGTCTGACTTGTTTAGCGGAAGCGTCTATCAACCCCAATTTTGATAATTACAGGTTTATTTATGATAATTCTGAAAATGGGGCGTTTATGAATATAGAACATTTTTTTGGCAAGCGGGTATTGGAGAGGATGGAAACTCCTTCGATGGACCGGAAATCCCGCTTGCCTGTTTTTTCTTCTACAGTAGAAGAATTTTATTATCATATTGACGATGCTTACAGAGAAGGAAAACCGTTTATTTACATATTAGATTCGATGGACTCTTTAGCCAGTGAAGCAGAAATAGAGAAATTCAGCGAGCAAAAAGAAGCGCATAGAAAAGGGAGGACAATAAGCGGTTCGTATAATGTTAATAAAGCAAAAGAAAATTCCGCAAATTTAAGAAAAGTTATTTCTATTCTTAGAAAAACAGGTTCTATTTTAATTATTATCAGCCAAACCAGACAAAATTTAGGATTTGGTTTCAAAAAGAAAACACGATCTGGAGGGGATTCTTTGAAATTCTACGCTAATATAGAAATGTGGAGTTCGATTAGAGAAAAGATAAAGAAAACAATAAAAGGGAAAACTAAACAAATCGGAATCCAATGTCAAATTCAGATAGAAAAAAACAGATTCAGCGGAAAAGAACGAAATTGCATTATTCCAATTTATCATTCTTATGGAATTGACGATATTGGTTCTTGTGTGGACTATTTAATTCAGGAAGGACACTGGAAAAAGAATAAAAATTCAATTGTAGCGACAGAATTTAATATGCAGGAAACACGGGATAAACTAATTAAAAGAATAGAAAAGAAAGGGGCGGAAAAAGAACTTCGATCTTTGGTAGGACAAGTTTGGAATTACATAGAAGACCAGTGTAAATTAAATCGAAAAAAAAGATATGATTAAAAAAACTACAGATAAAACACCCTGGTTGTTTTTTGATTGTAATTATTTATGTCACCGCGCTTTTTATTCGCATGAAGATACGGTTTATAAAGGAAGAAAGACAGGCGTTATTCAGGGTTTTTTGAAAGAAGTTTTGTATTCACAGGTTTTATTTCAAACAGATCAAATTTCTTTTTATTGGGACTATGGAGAAAACAAACGAAAAGAAATATATCCTCTTTATAAATGGCAAAGAAAAGAAAGAGTAAAATCTAAAGCAGAAAAAAGAAGGCAAACTTCTTTTACAAAACAAATTACTCTTTTACGAGAAAAGATTATTCCTAGATTAGGATACAAAAATAATTTTTATCAGGATGGATTTGAAGGGGATGATTTAATTGCGTATCATTGTAAAAAATACGGAGATATTCCGATTATAGTTATTTCGTCCGATTCAGATTTATTTCAACTGATAAACCATAATGTCAGTATATATAATCCTCAAAAAAGAATAAAAATGACATTAAGGAGATTTAAGGAGTTGTATAAAATAAATCCAGACCAATGGGTTTTTGTAAAAGCCATTGCAGGATGCACTTCAGATAATATAAAAGGTTTACAATGGGTTGGGGAAAAAACTGCGATTGCGTATTTTAACGGTGCATTGTCTTCCGATTGTAAAAAATATAAAAGCATTGTAGATTTTGTTCAAACGGATAAATATATTTTTAATTTATCTTTGGTTCAACTTCCAATAAAAGGGACTGAAATATCTGTATTGAAAAATCATAAAACAACAAAAGAGAGATGGAAAAAGATATGTAAAAAATACGGGGTCTTTTTTGTTAAAGGAGAATTGATGTTTTTACAAAAAAAATTTTGGAGAAAATACAAGAAAAATGAAAATATTCTATCTCATGGAGATGATAATTAAATAGAAACACGGCAGGGCTTGGCTGGGCCTGGCGGGGCTTGGCATGGCTCGGCGTGGCAAGACAAGGCAAGGCAAGGTTATTATTAAAAATATAAACAAGGGAAGAATGAAAGAAAGGAAGAACAAATGCAAACTGTA